AATCCGTACAAGTATAACCCGCATTTGGTCCGACAGGTTTTCCTGTTCCATCTTTTGTTATAACAACCGCCTCTTCACCTAAGAAATTTTGTGTAACAATAAGTTTTTGATTATCTAGATAATTTGCTAAAACTCCACCGTTAACTTTACGTAAGTATTTAATAACCGAATCAACTCTTCTTTGTGATAATATTTTATTATAAGCTTTTGTGTTTGGTGCTGAAGCACTACCAGCTAAAACAATTTTTATTGTTGCGGTAGTACCTTTACCATCTGTGGTTCTATTACTTTCAAATATTTTTTGAATTTGGTTAACCATTTCCTTATTCTTTTCAAAATTGCCTTGAATAACATTTTTAAAGAATTGTTCTATTGATAGTTTGTTATCATTAGTCGCTGCATTATTTTGGTATCTTTGTAATGTTGATGGTGATGTGTATGTGTTATACGTTGCATCATATGAAGTTGTTGAAACAGTATTTGTTGTGTTTGGGTCAGGAATATCATTATCAAAATAATACCCTATACCTTTATACGGGTTTAAATCGGGTTGTGGGGTAGTTACTGACGAAGTAGTTTGAGCGGTAACCACTGGAAACTCATTAGTAATTTGTTTAAAATCTTCTTGAGTGACTCTTGGTTGGCTAATGATTTGTTGTAATTCAAATAGGTCACTTTTACTAAAAGTATTCCATCTTCTTGCTAATTCATAGATATCATATTTTAAACAACCCGCAAAAAATGAATCTATGATTCTATTCATTTCTTGAGGTGCGATATTTTTTAATTGTTTATTTACAATTAAATTTAATACAGATGGATGGTCAACAATAATTGACCAACTTAAACTACCACTTCTTTTAGTATTTTGGTATGTATATATTGGCTCAGGTCTACCTAAGAAATTATTTTCAGAGAAATGTGGACTAACACTTTCATTGAAAGTAATGTTATATGGTGGGAACCACATAATTCTACCTCCATTAGGTCCTTTCTCACATTCAGGTAATTCATCGTAAGTAAATCCAGGTCTATTTGAAGTTCTCCAAGCCAAATTCTCGATTGAGAACATATACTTTTTAACTTTACCATCAACAATATTTGACGAGCCAGGATTTTTAAAAGGAGCAATGTTTAAGTTATAAGTGTTATCTAAAACAGAATATGTAAATTTTCTATGATTACCGTCTGTTTTTTGTAAATCGTCAAAAGTTAAGTATGGAGTATCCTTAGTAAAAATTCTACAATATTCATTACCAACAACAACACCGTTTGTATCGACATAAGAAACAACTTTTGAACCTTTAGTAATTTCTTTATAACCATCGTTAAAAACTTTACTTAATTGGTTAATTGCATTACCAACGTGTGATAATCTTTTACTACCTCTTGGTGTTGAGTCAACTAATCTTTGGGTATTACTTAATATACTATCTTCCGTAAACGTATAATCATTACTTAAAATAGAATCTATTTTAGATTTAACTTCATTAAATGATGGTCCTTCACTTCCTTGGTCACCGCCAATTAACGCTCTATAACCAGCATTATTATATTTTGGAGAAGTCCAAACTAAACCGTCACCAACACCAAAACCATCAGTAAACGAACCACTATTAAATCCAATTTTTAAATTGTTAGCGGCATTGTTTTCAAATAGTTTTGACATATCTGTAGGTCCATAAACAATCGCTTGGGTATCTCTACCTAAACTATCGTAAGGAACCTCACCAAGTGGGGATGAAATATATGTAGGGTCTTGAACTGATGAACCTACGTAGTAATTTGTAGGTACGTCAATGTTTGGTGCCACACCTAAAACATTAATAACACCTTGAGCTACGTCTTGTAATAAATTTCTTCTATAATTTGGTTTGTACTTATTATAATTTAAACTTCTAAATAACGCTGAAGATGTTCCTGAGCCAGTGTTTAATAGTAATCTTTCAGATGGGCTTTTAGTTCTAATAACTTTAGGACCCAAGTATTGTTGTATTGGACCTAAGATACTACTAACATTTAATGCGTTACCAATTTGACCTACAACGGCAGGGTATCTAGAGTTAAGTTCGTCTTGAAAGTAATCACCAGGAATTGGAGATGTTGGACTATATGAACCTGAGATTCTTTGGATAAAATTACCATTAATATCATCAGGACCATTAGTTATGGTTATCTTAGCAGTTGTATTTAAAAGATTAGTATTACCTCTTAATAAATCTGTGGCTTGTGCGAATATACCTTGGTTAATATTTGCGTTCTGATTTTGTAGAGTATTAACCGTTACGGTAGACGCCCTATCTTTTAATAATTTTTTTAGACTACTAGCACCTAATTGAGTAATATATGAATCCTGAGATAATGTACCGTCACTACCTTGTGGGTTTGAATCCATTAAAATTTGATACGGACTATAGGTTGACGGTATAAAACTTAGTGGGTCTGAGTATTGTATAAATGTAGGTACAGATTGTATGTTATTTATTGATACAAGTTGTATTGGGTTTTGGGAAGAATACTTGTTTTGAGTTGGTATTGTTAATTCAAAAGGTGCACTAAGTTGTGGTAACTTAGCATCCATAAAATCATAAGGACCTAAATTAGAAACAGTGTTTGATAATCCTCCAACGTTAATATTTTTATTATAACCACCATTAGGACCGTAGGCGTTTAATGGGTATAATAAATCGGCGAATGGGTCATCAGCAATTAAATTGTCATCAGAATTAAAAATACCCTCATCTCGTAATATTACTTCGTGAACAATACTACTCTGTGATTGTGATACGTAACTACCAGGCACAGTGTATGGTGATAAATTTCTTGCTAATAATTTATCTCTAAACCCTGCGGTTGATGGAAATGTTAAAGTACTTGGCATTTATATTTTTACTAATAAATAGATTTAACTTTATTTTTTATCTTCCCGCTCTAATCGCAACGCTAGGTCGAGAACCACCTCTCATAGTGTTTCTGTCTTTTTCAGCTTTAGCAACCATATCGGCAATTTTGTCAGACACATTACTTGTTCTAAGTGCGTCTAACACACTATTTTGTAAATCTTTAGGATTTACATTTATATTAACTGTAAGTTCACTGTTTGTAGGTGTTTGTTGTTGTGCAGCAGTATTAGGTGGTACACTTGTAGGTTGTTGTGTTCCAGGTAACGATAACGAAGTTCCAGGTGTTAACCTTGTTGGAGGAGTTAATGGTGCTGGTGTAGTAAATGTTGGATTATTTTGTTGTTGATTTGTTTGAGTATTAATTCCTGTGGCAGTTGTTAACGTACCAATTTGATTCATCATTCTATCATATTGTTCAGGTGTTAAAAATTCTTTAGGGGCTTCTATTAATTTTTGTAATGTTTCACCCATCCCTGTTTTAAATTCCTTAGCAATATCCGCAAATCCTTGTTCACTAGTCTTAGTCCCCTCAAAAATCGACTTTAGGTTTGAAGTTAAGACACTTTCATATTGTCTAACATTTTCTCTTAAAGCGTCATTAGTTAAAACCCCCTGTTCATTTCTTTCTAAACCAAGTGGTTTATTAAAACTTTCAACAACTTTACTTTGTTTCTCTTCCGCAACTTTTAAAGTTCTATCAATAGCATTTGACGCAGCAATTTGTTGTGGTACAACACCTTTCCTCGCTTTTAAAGCGTTATCCATATTTCTTAAGTGACCATTCGCAATTTTTTGTAAATCAATCGCACTTTTTGCAGGTTCGTTCATTTTTTCAAGGTCTCTTCTATTAGCCTCACTTAAATCGCTCACCGCTTTTGTAACTGACCTTGTCATTTCATTACCCTGTTCATCCTTAACGGTTTCATCAAAAGTAACCACATAAGTACCTCCACTTAATTGAGCCATATTCGCCAACATTTGTCTATCTTTGTCATTAGCAAAATCAGTTGGGAATCTAATCTCTTTTAATTTTCTATCTAAATCGCCCGCATTCAACGCCATTTGAGCCATTTCCTTAGCATTATAACCCATAATAGCACCTAACTCTCTCATTTGACCTTGAGCACCAGGTAATATAGCCATTTTTTGATTTTTCTCATCAAAATAAACCAAAGATTTGGTGGCCTCTATGATAGATTCTTGTAATTTAGCAGGGTCATTTCTTGCCATATCCATTAGTTTATAAGGGTCAAGTAATGATTGTACTTGAACACCTAATCTTTGGAAGGACGCTGCGGCTTCAATAGCTTTATCAGGATTAAATAAGTTATCGGCAAAATCTAAAGTTTTACTCATATCAATTCTTAATCCTGCCGCTTGTGCAGCCATTTTAGCCATACCCTCAACACCATTTTCAAAATTATAAAGGGCTAATTTGTCAATACTCTTACTTAATTGAGTGTAAGTTGCAGACGCACTAACACCGACTTCTCTAGCGGTATTTAATACTTTAGTCATTTCACCACCTATGTTATACAGACCATAACCTGCGTCAACAAATTTTCTGGTCATTTCCTCGGCAGTTTGTGATGAAGTCTTGGTTCCATCACTAACTAATTCACCTACGGCAAATAACTCAGCATACGCATCTTTTGATAAAATAACTTGGGTATCTAAAGCGGAAACAACACCTTTTTGGATGTCTAAAACATTCTGAATCCCCCCTCCAAGTTCTGTAACACTTGGAATAGCTCCTGCTATCGCTTCTTTAATTGATTGGGATAAGTCTCTTGTACCACCAAAAGTAGTTGCTAAACGACCTACTTGGTCTTCCATTTTTTCAAATGTGGATAATACCGACTCTAAACTAGTTTTTGATATTAATATATTTGAATTAAAAACACCTAAAACATCTACCGCTCCAGCAAGTGTTTCCCCTAACTTGAACGAGTCTTTGGTGGTTTTACCTGCGTCATCTGCAGGTGGTGTTTGTTGAAATAGCATAGTGTTGTTTTATTTATTATATAAATACCAACACATTAGTTTTCATCAGGATTTTTTTCCTTAACTAGTTGGTCAATGATATATCTTCTTAGGTAGATTGGCATATTCATAAAATCTGTATAAGAAACATTTAAGTGTCTTGTACAGATAAAATATTCCCAAGATTGTACTTCTCGGTAATTAGAAGAAAGGCCGAAAAAACTCCACCCCAAAGCTTACACCAATGGTGAGCTCTTTTCCTGACGGGGCGAATATTTTTTTTGTTAAGTCTAACGAAGGTTCATTTTCTTCAATAAATCTTCTTATATATTTTGCATCTGCGATTGGTAACGATTCTACTACTTGTACAATATGTCCCGAATCTCTATTCCCATCAACCTCAACAACCATTTTATTTAACTTCCAAGTTTGTTTTGGTGCAACTCTACCTGCAGGATATGATTCAGCCATTTTGTCTAATTCATTTAATTCACCGTAAGATAAAGGTTTTAGTTTAACACTTAAGTTAGATTTTGGTAATATTGTTGTAAATGTACCGTCTTCATTTGGTTGAACATCCGTTTTTCTAATAAACAATTCTTCTAAACTAATTGTGGATTCAAACGGTTTACCAGTTTCAGGGTCATTTATAGTTAATGTGTATTCAGTGCCAAATGCAGTATTTCTTAAAAAAATTAATATTGCTTGAATATCACCTTGTAGTAATTCATCAGGTCTAATATCAGGTTCGTAAATTTTACTTCTCAATAAAGACATAATAATACCATCTTTAGGCATATCAGAACCAGCCAATAGTAAATTTTCGTCAGCGGCAGTTAAATAACCAACCTTAATTGATTTTTTCTTTGATTTGTAAAATAATCCACCTGAAGGTAATTTTACCACATCGTGTGGTAAACTAAAATTTTGTTGAGCGTATTGTTGTGTTGTATCCATAATAAAAAAATAACCGTAGAGAGTTTATAGAGTCCCTACGGTTAAATATAATTAAAGTGTTTTTTTTATCAATAGTATTAGTATACCAAGATACATCTGTCCATACGAAGTGATGCGGTAATTTGAGCGATACCATCATTAGAATAAGCCAACTCTCCAAAACTCACGTCAGTTAAGAAAGTACCTTCTAAAATCCATTTCTCAACAACTACTCCTGTTGGGTCTAACATTTCAAGGTCAACATTTTTCTTGTAACCCGCAGCATAACCCATACGACCTGTAACTGATTCTGCGTGTAGACGAACCCATTCCATTAGAGCCTGAGCCGCTGAAGGTCCAATAGGGTCTCTAAATTTAACACTAATTGGGTCCCAAGTAAATCTACCTGCAACATATGTTGACGTATTTAAGAATTGAATTTCAGTAGAATTAATTTTAATGTGTGGTCTAGAAGTTGATTCTACGAACCATTCGTTAATACCTAATGTAGATGGAAACCTAAGAATGAATCGGTTCATTCTTTTTGGTTCATACGGTATCGGCATTTTCATCAATAAATCAGCCATAATATTTTCTTTTTAAATTTTTTTTTATTTTATATTATATAAATACTCCAAACTTCAAAATTCTTGTATTTACTTTTTGTTTTTTATTTTTTACTCTTATACTAGAATTACTTATAACTAGTTAATTATTATAAATTATTTAATTTCTTATTAATATTTAGTTTTTTTACCTCCAGATGTAGAATATGTTTGAATAATGTTATCTGGGTCATCCTCAAAATGTTTCTTAATTGCTTCCACATTTCTAACATCATCATCTGAAAAACCTATTGTTGGTAAAAAGAAATTCTTCACGTTATTTTTAAGGTACGCCTTTTTGTTTAACTCGTGAGAAAGTCCTTTAATATAGTTCACAAACTCTTTTAAAGCCTTTACTTTCTCCTCTTCAGGATTTGCTTCCGCGCCTGTCCCAAAAGATACAGGATAAAATCTACATAAATCAAGATACGTCTTAATTAAGTCCATATCATTCAAATCCTCTTCATCTGCAAAATTTCTGAATTTTCTTAGATTTTTAACAAGTTCTTTT